GTCACAGACCCGCCGTATGGACTCGGCAACACGAGCCCGAAGCACGTTGCCGCGTGTCTTCAGGCATGGAGCGCAGGCGATACGTGGCAACCGAAGGGGCGCGGATTCATGGGGCGCGAGTGGGACGCATGGGTCCCCCCTCCTGAGCTCTGGCGCGAGGTGCTGCGTGTCCTCAAACCCGGCGGGCACGCGGTCATATTCGCTGGCTCGCGTACTCAAGACCTGATGAGCGTCTCGCTTCGCCTCGCAGGGTTCGAGATCCGCGACACACTCATGTGGTTGTACGGTACAGGGTTCCCAAAGTCGCTGGATGTCTCAAAGGCGATAGATAGAGCGCTAGGCGCCGAGGGACAACGCGAAGTAATCGGGCTCAAAACAAAGCCTGACGGCACCTTGAAATCTGCTCGCGATTTCCTCAGAACCGAAGGGGTACTCTCAAGGCTGGGTCAAAAGAACCTCGAAGAAGCCGAACGGGCGCGATATAACACAGCGAGCGCGACCGATGAGGCGCATCGATGGGAGGGATGGGGAACCGCGCTCAAGCCCGCGTATGAGCCCGCGATCCTCGCGCGGAAGCCGTTAAGCGGTACCGTCGCTCATTGTGTTCTTGAGCATAATACGGGCGCAATTAACATCGACGCGTCGCGTGTCGGGGATGAGGGGGGAACGCGCTCGGGGCGCATCGCGGGGAGCACCGTCTCCGCTTTCGGAGACGGTTTGAACGGTGGGGGCGCGTATCCACTCAATAAGGGACGCTTCCCCGCGAACGTGCTCCTTGGAGAGTCCGTCGCCGACGAGCTCGAAGAGCGCTCGCGCTACTTCTACACCCCCAAGGCGTCCAAAGCGGAGCGCGAGGCGGGCTTAGGTGACTTCGAGAAGCGACGCGCGAACACACACCCCACTGTGAAGCCTATCGAGCTGATGAGATACTTAGTTCGCATGGTAACGCCCCCTGAAGGCTTGGTGCTGGATCCCTTCGCGGGCAGTGGCTCCACACTCTGTGCCGCTGCCCTTGAGGGTTTTGAGTGTCTCGGCATCGAGCGGGAGGAAGAATATGTAGCGATCGCACGCGCGAGAGTGGCACATTGGGCAGCGGAGCGCTCACAGGGTCAGCTCTCACTCTTCGAGAGCGAGGTGAGTCATGAGTAAAGCAGAACGGAACCGAGAGAGACAACGACGCTTCAAAGCAAGGGAGACCTCAGAGGAGAGAGAGGAGAGGCTCAGGGAGCATCGGGAGTACATGCGCCTCATGAGATCCATCGAGACTCCCGAGGAGAGGGAGGCACGACTTGAAGGGCTCCGCGAGTATGGGCGACGGAGGAGAGCGCAGGAGACACCCGAGGAGAGGGAGGCACGACTCGAAGGGCTCCGTGAGTATGGGCGACGAAGAAGAGCTCAGGAGACCCCAGAGGAGAGGGAGGCTCGACTCGCGAAGCGACGACTCCAAGCTCAGGAGAGGAGAGCTCGGGAGACACCTGAGCAGAGGGAGCGGAGGCTTGAGTATCTCCGAGCCTATAAGCAGAGGACTCAGGGAGGAGGCTGAATATTGTACCTCTGAGGTCACTCTTTGCTTGTGCGAGGCTCTGAGTACGTGTGGAGAGGAGAGAATGTATGTGAGGGTTCTTTTTTGCCCTGTACATCACGACCCTCCACCGACTCACCTCGGATCGGTGGAGGGTGGCCGAGTGTCTAGGACGACTTTACAACGAGGCGGGCACTGAGAGCAAGGAGAGCGGAGACAAGCTCACTCTGTGAGCATCCCTGCATCTCGGCCTCTGCGACGATCCGATCCTTGAGCTCTTCAGGGACTCGGACCACGAATCGATCTCCAGTGAAGGCAGGCTCAGGGAGCGTCGCTCCTGAGCTCAGAGCTTCAAGAGCGAGGTGGATGAGCCAACGGAGCGCAGCGTGTCGACCGAGTGCATGGACTCTGAACTCGGGTTGAGCCTCGAGGAGCTCACAAGCTCGATAGATACGAGGCTCTTCAGAGAGTGGGAGGGCGACGTTAACGGAGGACTTCATCGGAGTCTCCTCGCGACACGGGCAGCTGATCGGACGACGAAGCGGGCGACGCTGAACCGATTGATCGGGTCACTGAGGGACTCAGCGAGGTCAACGGCCCGAATCGCTTGGACCTCATAGTCGGTGATGGATGGAGCACGAGGCTCCTCGGGTACGAGCCCGAGCTCCTCGTCTGAGATGGGTTCGATGTCGTAGAGGGTAGGGTCTGGATCAATGAACATGGGGGGTCCTGTATGATGTGTAAGGGGGCCTCTAGGGGCTCTGTGTTGATGAGTTAGGGGTGTTAGGGGTGGTGATCAGAGAGAGACGCGACAGGCCCACCAGCCGTGAGCGTCACACACGACGTAGTAGGCATCATGCCATGAGACCAGATAGCAGTCAGGGGTATTGAGAGCGCAGACCACGCACGCCCCTTCGAGCTCCGCGGCCTCATAGATATCCGCCTCACAGATGAGATCATCGGGATCGCCAAACGCGCACCCTTCCCCCGCTCTGTTAGCGTCGCGCCATTGAGAGAGGAGATCCTCATCATCATGGGCTGGAATCTCAGTATAGGTCGCGGTCTGGATTTGAATCTTCATGGTGTGTTCCTTTGTGTGTGGTGTGTAGGGGGGCCTCTAGGGGCTCTGTATCAGTGGAGCGGCTCAGCGTCTTGTTGTGCTGTCCAGAGCTCTTCGACCTTGAGGAATACGCGATCGCACTCGTCTATGGTTGCACGGTTCCATCTCTCATGGTTGGCATCAGCTAGGTCGATCATCTCCTCAAGCATTGCGTCGAGCTCCTCAAGTGTGGCTGTCTGTGCTGCGGTGGCATATTTCTCGAGCTGTGCTTGGACAATGGGGCACGCGGGCTCTTCGGGCTCAGCAGGCTCCTCAGTGGGCTCCTCAGTGAGCTCCTCAGTGAGCTCCTCAGTGAGCTCCTCAGTGGTTGCCTCAGTGGGGGAGTCGAAGTCATCGAACGCATCGTCAAGCTCAGTAGGGAGTGTGAACTCCTCAGTGGGGGAGTCGAGGTTATCGAACGCATCGATCGCAGCGTCAAGCTCAGGAGAGAGTGTGAACTCCTCAGTGGGCTCCTCAGTGGGCTCCTCAGTGGGCTCCTCAACGGGGGCAGAAGTAGGGGCGACGAGCTCACGGATCATGGTGAGAGCGAACTCTTGCTCTGCTGGGGTGGCTTCGATCTTGAGAGTGTAGGTTGCGGTTTGGATTTGAATCTTCATGGTGTTGTGTTCCTTCGGTTCGTTGTGTGGTGTGTGGTGTGTGGTGTTGGTATCAGATGAGTGCGATGAATGACATGATAGTGTAGATAACGATGAAGAGTACGATCATGGTGCTTTCCTTTGGGTCTTTTGGTAGTGTGTTTGGTGCCGGTTGCCTAGTTGCCTAGGCTTCATGATTACAACTGTAGTCGCACCTTGGCCCCCCGTCAAGAACTTTCTTCAAAAAAAGTTGACAAGGGGCCTTGAAGCCCCGAATCTAGGCCATATTGACCCCTAAAAAAAGTTGAGTGAGCCCTATGAGCGACGCGGTTAAGCACCCTTCCCACTACCGATCTGAGAGCGGACACGAGGCGATAGACGTCATCTCAGCTTGGCGACTCAACTTCGCACTAGGCAACGTGATCAAGTACGTGTGTCGAGCGGGTCTAAAGTCCCAAGATACCGAGCTTGAAGACCTGCGCAAAGCGCTCTTCTACCTTGAGGCGGAGATCAAGGCACGTCAAGAGTCTTCGGACTCAGGCAGCCATTGAGCGACGGTCGCGGGGATCTCAGTGTCCTCGGAGCGTCGGTTGGGGAGCTCCCCGAGTGAGCTGAGTCTGTTGATGATCGCGTATTGAAGATCGGCGAGCTGATCTCGATGGAGCTGGAGCTGGATCTGAGCATCTCGCAACCGCGCGATCAACGCTTCTCGGTCAGCGTTGGCTTTCGCTAATGTGTCGCGGAGCTCCTCGACCTCTGAGGGATCGCGACCGCTGGCGATCGCCATCATCGACGAGATGCTCCCCGTGATGACTCCGAGGATCCCTACGAGGACATCTCTGTTCTCATCCACGATATGCACGCGGGCGAGGAAGACGACGAGCACCACAACCAGGAGAAGGAAGAAAACAGCAAACCACCAACCTCGCTTCGCTTTGCCTTCGTCTATGTCGGATTGATCAACCATGTTACAGCCTCTCTCACTGTCTCGACGACGGTGACGATGTAATCAAACCATGCGAGCTCGTCGGCGATGCCCCAGAGCTCGAGGGCCTGTTTGTTAGATAAGAAGGGATAGAGTAATACGAAGAGGTACACGAGCGCGACAATCGCGCCTCTCACGATCCCCCATGCGAGCCATTCTCTCCAGCGTCGATGACGAGCATGGGAACGAACGCGCTTCGCACCTCCGAGGCGTTGAGCCTTCTCGTGCCCAGGGGGAGGTTGCAGGGCTTCGATCTTTGAGCCGACTGCGAACAGCGTCACGGGCTCAGGGACGCCTTTAAATCTGTAGAGCCCCACACATGCGAAGCGGGTTCCTTGTGGGGTCGTTCCGTTGACTTGATGTTTCACTCGCCTCATCGCGTCAGCGGTGAGGATGACTTGACCCGCTCCACATACGCTCATTGTTCGCGCCGCGATGTTCTTCGCGACGCCTTCGAGCTCGATACGTTTCGCGCCGACCAAGACATCGAGCTCGTGCTGTTGGATCTCGACGACTGATCCCCAATGAATCCCGATGCGTGCTTGCAAGTGGGTCTTCAGGGGGACCTCTGCCTGATAATACAAAGCCCAGTTGAGCGCATCAATCGGTCGGTCAAAACTCAAAAGAAATCCGTCGGAACGGTCGATCTCTCGCCCCCGAAATCGATATAGTAGCGACCTCGCAAGGCGGTCGTGATATTGTAGCCAAGTCGCGGCGCGGACTGCGCCCACCCGAGACACAAACGCGGTCGAGCCGATTAAGTCGATCAATACTATGGTTAGATTTCGTTGCTTGAGCTCCATGTTTTCTCCGTGTTTCGGGGCTGTGTTATTATACCGTGAAAAGGAGATCCACATGAACGCAGAACGAATTGAGCGGATGATCGCTCGCGCATATGAGGCTCACGCGATGAACGTCGTTGAGCCTCCACGGAACATGTATGTCAATGATCGAGGAGAGCTACTCCACAAGGATCGATCAGGCGAGTACTACGAAGCGACCGCAGAGAGCAACGGGCACACGGGAGCCGAGATCATACGTTACATCCGAGAGGGCCTCGAATGGCCCAAGGACACACCATATCTCAATTCTTGGAATTTGAAACTCGGGGGCTTCTCTTGGTGTGGAGCTTTCGCGGCGTGGTGCGACATCGAGCTGAGATCTGATCTACGAAAGAAAGTGCTCCCCTCTACGTATCGCCTCTGGGAGTATTGCCGAGGCACAGAGCGGGAGATCCCCCTCGATCAGATCCAACGAGGTGACATTGTCGTCATCGGGAAGAAGACCTCCAAACGATGGGGGCAGCACATCACCCGAGCTGTCGAGGTGACTCCGACTCACGTGCTCACCATTGAAGGGAACGCTCACGGAAGGCTCGGAGATGGCTCATGGGGGGAAGGCGTTGTGACACGTCGCCGTCCATTCAAGGGCCATCAAGAGGGGCGTGAGAGTTGGATTATGTTCGCATATCGTTTCACCGATGAGGATTACCAATGAGAACACACAATCCCCGTCCGTCATGGTTCGAGCGGATGCAAGAGCTCACTGAGATCTCGGAGAGCCTGATTCAAAAGGCGATGACCTCCGAGAACGTGGGGCCGTCCGAGCCGATCGCGCATGACGTCAACCCTTGGGACAGCACCGCAGCATATGGAGATTCGTATCGGAGCACTGAGCATGAGGGCACGATCGGCCTCGACTACGAGGTGCTTCGTCGTATGTCTAATGTCCCCGTAGTGTCTGCGATCATTCAAACCCGCGTCAATCAAGTCGCGGAGTTCTGCACACCTCAAAAAGATAAATACTCGGCGGGCTTCGTGATCTCACCACGAGACTCCGACGCTGAGATGACTGATGAGCTACGAGACAAGATCAACGAGTTGACGCGATGGCTCGAGAGCTGTGGCGAAGGGTACAAGTACGGGGGCGCGGATTCGTTCGAGGCGTTTATCCGAATGATCCTGCGAGACTCGTTAACCTTCGATCAGTGCGCTTTTGAGATCATGAAGAATCGAGGCGGAGAAGTCACGGGGTTTATCCCCGTCGATGCTTCAACGATTCGGCGCTCTGCGATCTCTGATGAGGAGAAAGCGGAGGGCCGAAGAGACTGGGAAGACTCTGCATTCATTCAGGTCATCAACGGGAAGAAGGTCGCGGAGTGGGATGCTGATTCTCTCGCTTTTGGGATTCGTCGTCCTCGCACTTGGGTCTATTCGAGAGGATACGGGCATCCTGAGCTTGAAGAGCTCGTGCGTGTGATCACCTACCTCGTCAACGCGGAGACGTACAACGCGAGTAACTTCACGAACGGGATCCATGTAAACTCGATCCTTTCGGTCAAAAGTAAGATGAGTCCTCAAGTGTTTCGTGCGTTCAGGCGAGACTTTTACGCGATGCTCTCAGGAGCCCATCAAGCAAAGCGTACTCCGATTCTTCAACTCGACCCCGAAGCAAACGAGGAAGTATCGAGCGTGAATCTCGGTCAGAGCGCCGAGGAGATGGGGTATTCGACTTGGATGGGCTATCTGACGAAGGTTGCATGTGCGATTTATCAGATTGACCCCGCCGAGCTCGGCTTCGTCTTCGGCGCGGAGGGAGTATCGACCTCTTTGAGTCAGGGAGGACCAGAGCAGCGCATCCTCGCCTCGAAGGATCGGGGCTTGCGTCCGTTATTGAGGCAGGTTCAGGGATGGATCAACCGATGGATCATTCATCCCATCGACCCCGAACTAAGCTTCAGGTTCGTCGGGCTCGACGCGAAATCCGCAGACAGTGAGCTCAAGCGACGAGTCGACGAAGTGAGCCATTATCTCACGATCAACGAAGTACGCGCAGATGCAGGGCTTGAGCCTCTGAAGTCAGGTGGCGACATCATCATGAATCAGACGTTCGTGACTGCGCTCATGGGAAGCGATGGCGCAGAGGGCGAAGTCTCTTCGTTTGGAGAACCCGAAGAGAGCATGGAGGATGAGGGCTCAGGGATTGCTGAAGAGAGCATGGAGGATGAGGGCTCAGGGATTGCTGAAGAGAGCATGGAGGATGAGGGCTCAGGGATTGCCGAAGAGAGCATGGAGGATGATGGCTCAGGGATTGCCGAAGAGGAGGAGGACGCTTTAGGAAAGAGTCAAGGACTCGTGAGAGTGAGTGTCGAGATATGAGTTACTCTGAGATCCTTAAAAGCTATCCCGCGAAGTACTCACACATCAACTTTAAGCCACCGAAGGGAGTCAAGGAGGCAGCGCAACGCGGACTTGATCTCCGAGAGGAACATGGGCGCGGAGGAATCGGAACGCAAGAGGCGGGAGAGTTGGGGATTGGTTCGGGGATTCAGCGAGCGAATGACCTCGTGAGCGGGGACCGCATGACCCCGAAATCAGTACGACGTATGAGGGCCTTTTTTAATCGTCATCGGACTTACAAGACTCGCGGCTATCACGACGACAAGACAAGTGCCTCTTATATCTCTTGGCTTCTTTGGGGAGGAGACGCGGGAGACCGATGGGCCGCTAAAGTTGTTGAGCAGATGGAGAGCGCAGACGAGAAGGAGAAGAAGAAATGAAAGTGACGTTAGAAGCGAGCGCGGAGGAACTAGGAAACCTATCCCGCGAAAAGCTGATTGAGCGCATTACGAGGGCACTCCCGCGAGTCGTAGACTCAGCGATAGAGAGCGCGATGAGTAAGGGGAATGAGCGAGCGGATACTCCTGCGGAGCCTCATGAGCGCATCAAGGGGAGTAAGAAGAACCCGAAGGGCTCCGCGCGAAGTGCGTCGAGTGGTGCTTCAATTAAGCTGTCAGACTCGGTCATCGATGCACTTAAAGCAAAGGTTAAAGAGCACAACGAAAACGCGGATAAAGCTTGGCAACGAGTGACACTTGCTCAACTAAAAAGCGTTTGGCGACGCGGGGCGGGCGCGTTCTCTGTGTCTCATCGACCCTCACAAACTCGGTCTTCTTGGTCTTATGCTCGCGTTAATGCGTTCCTGAAGATCGTCATGGGAGCAGGCAACAAAAAGTACACTCAGGACGATGATCTCCTGCACCGAGACCACCCGAGACGCAAGGCAAAAAAGGCGCTAGAGCCTATGAGCAAAGCACGCGGGGGAGAGATCGACCTCGTCGCGGAGCTCGCCTCGCGAATGCGCGACCTCTATGAAGTGCGCCTGAGTGCTCTCGGAGATGATCTTGAGAGGCTGGTGTCCGATGACTCGTGAGGAACTCGCGGCGGAGACTCGGAAACTCGTTGCTTTGCACCATGATGCTTTTCTCGTTGAGCTCTTTGGGGAGGAGGGCTCGGGGCTCGATGAAGAGAGACTCGCAGAACTCCGAGAAGCGGAGCTCGTTGGAGACCCCTTAACATTCGCGGACGTGCCTCCATATGAGTTCATGTTGCTCGCCTCTCATGTGTTCGGAAATAACCCCGATCGCCTCGCAGAACTCAGAGAGCAGGGGATCGAGGAGTTTGAGCCTCTAGTCTCTGTGCAGCTCCGCGACTTGAGAAACACAGAGCGTTCAACGGTCGAGGTTCCAGAGGTCGCGACTCCCTCAGCACCAGAGGAACCAGAGGACGCTCCCCCGCGTTCTCCTCCTCCCGCTCCCGATTGGATGAGCGTGGCTGAGCGGGGAGCATATGAGCGTCTTTCCTCACGGGCGGGTGAGTACATCAGAGGACTAGGAAACGCTTTGAGTGAGGAGCTTGAAAACGTAGCGGCGGAGGGTTGGCAGGGTGAGGAGATCATTGAAGAGGTAAACGCCGAACAACGAGCCGAGATGCTCGCCATACTCCGAGAGGAAGCGGCGAATGAGAGCGCAAGTGGCAGAGATGCGCGTCGGCTTGCGGGGACACTTGCGGATAGATCGAAGTACTACGCGCATAACTGGGAGCGCATCGCTCAAACCGAGTTACAGGGAGCGCACAACGAGGGGCGCGTGATCGCGGCAAGCGAGGCATATGGAGACGAAGCGCAGGTTGCTCGCATCCCCGAGAGCGGCGCGTGTGATCAGTGTCTGCGTCTCTTCACCGAAGACGGGGGGAGACCTCGGGTCTTCGCCGTCGATGAGTTGACTGCTAACGGGGTCAATGTGGGGCGAAGTCGCGCTGATTGGCTCCCCACCGTGTTCCCCATCCATCCAAATTGTCGATGTGATACAATCACAGTTCCCCAGGGTTTCGTTGTGACTGAAGACGGAAGACTGCGACGGCCCGAGACGTTGACAGAGGAGTCATGAAATGAGTTTTAAGTTTGCGAGTTGGGTGCGTGCCCTGATGAAAGGGATGGGGCATCGCTATATCAAACGTATCCCATATATGACTCCCAAGGGGCTACGCTACCGATACATTTATCGAGTGGATCATACGCATCAGGGGAAGCATGCCTTTCACGAAGATCACCTCATTCAAGGAACAAAGTTCGCGTTATCGACTGAAGATGGCGCTGAGTTTCATGGACACATCGAGTCTGTGGACGGCGATAAGGTGAAGTACGTGATTGATGACGGTCCGCAAAAGGGCGAAGTCGTCGAGACTACAAAACAAGAACTCGCGGCGAAACTGAACGAGGTGCATGGAGTGAGTGACAAACTCGCAGATGCACGAGACAAGGCTAGAGAAAACCTAGAACAGGTGAAGCAAAGCGGAGGCTCTGAAAAACAGATCGCTCGCGCACGTCGAAGACTGCTCGCTCTCGGTGGTACTGAGGGCGCAGATACCTCTGTACGCGAGGTGACACAAGGTGAGGAGAACTTTGATACAATATCTGATGAACACAAAGAGTTTATCCAGAACAAGACGCGCGAGTTTTCAAGAGAGCTGATGCATGGGCTCATTTATGAGCAGACGAAGCGTGGGAAGATTAAGACCTTACGCCCCTTTAGAATATCAGGTGGTGCAGAAAACGCTTTGCGAAAAATGGCTCTCTCTGCATTGAGAGGTGAAGACCTTATACATGTGGGCCTTAAGAGAGTCATAATCTCTGACATCGCAAACGAAAATATGATAGGTAGACTCCAAGCGCTTCTATCCGCAGGAGATACCGTTGAAGATAAACAAGACACTCTCTACAAACAAGCACTGATAGAGGTTGCTGATCATATTGATGAAGGTGCGCAAAGACTTGCAGACTATGGAAGTTACACCGAAGGAGAGCACCGCGCTGTAAAACAGAGAACAGCTTATCTAAGAGCGTTGAGCGCTGAGATCGAGAGCGCACAACCAACCACGCCCCGCGAGCAGCTCACCGAGACCGCGCGCGAGGAGACACGGGGCGCGGATGCTCCTGAGATCGCGCAAGAGTCCGAGCCTCAACGTTTTAGTGACATAAATCGAGAGTATCAACGCAGACTCGCAGCCGCACGAGACAAGGCCAGACAAAACTTAGAGCAGGTGAAGCGACGCGGGGGGACTAAAAAGCAGATAGCGCAAGCACGTCGAAAACTGCGTGCTCTCGGTGGAACGGAGACCGTTGACACTCGAGCGCCCGATTCAGAGGATCCCAAACCGACAGCGCAGTCAGCTTCTCCGAGCGGAGTGACTGATTCATCGGGGCAGTTGATGAGTAAGCGCACGCTACAAGAGATCGTCGCGAACATTGTAGAGACTGAATCCAAGACGAAGCGCCTCAATATAGCGGACCTTCATGGGGCCTTGTATCAGCGCGGGGTGTCGATTCGCCCTGGACAGCTGAAGGACTTGTTATCCGCAGCCAGTAGTCGAAACATCATCTCCCTCAAGCCGTGGACCGAGGGACTCGATAAAGTGGAGTATCCTGAATACTTGATCAGTAGGCTTCAGGGGAACATGATGTATCATGTAGAACCTGCCAATGGTCCCAAGCGAGATCTCCCCGATACTCCCGCGACCGTTCAATTGAATGGACGACCTCTCTCTCTCGCAGAAGTATCTCAAGAAGTAGTGCGTAAACTGGGATCCAACGCGACATCGATCAAGGATCTGGAAGCGGGGTTGAGGGAGTCGGGGATGGATATCGAGACGGGGCATCTCCACGATCACTTGAACTTGCTCAATGAGAAGGGAATCGTCGCGTTTGAAGAGGATCGCATGCACACGAGAAATCCCGACGCAACGAGCTCTCTCGTTCGACGAGATGAGCAAGGAATAACTCGCGTATATGATAAAGTGAGACTAGCTCAATAGTGAGCAGTACATTGACAGAGGAGCCATGAAATGAGCTTTAGTTTTGCGAGTTGGGTGCGAGCGCTGATGAAGGGGATGGGGCATCGTTACATCAAACGTATCCCATATATGACTCCCAAGGGGCTACGCTACCGATACATTTATCGAGTGGATCATACGCATCAGGGGAAGCATGCCTTTCACGAAGATCACCTCATTCAAGGAACAAAGTTCGCGTTATCGACTGAAGATGGGGCGGAGTATCATGGTCACATCGAGTCTGTGGACGGCGATAAGGTGAAGTACGTGATCGATGACGGTCCGCAAAAGGGCGAAGTCGTCGAGACTACAAAACAAGAACTCGCGGCGAAACTGAACGAGGTTCATGGAGTGAGTGACAAACTCGCAGATGCACGAGACAAGGCAAGTGCGGATCTCGAACAAGTGAAACAAAGCGGAGGCTCTGAAAAACAGATCGCTCGCGCACGTCGAAGACTGCTCGCTCTCGGTGGTACTGAGGACAAAGAGGAGCTCGAGGAGGTCGCGGAAAGCCAAAAAGACGCAGAGGATCGCCCAGTCGCGGAAGTCATCGCGGACAAGACGCTTAGAAATGCGCTCGGGAGAGAGTTGTATTATAATAATTACTTCTCACTCGGAGAGCAGCGTCCCGAGATGCAAGAGCGCCTTGAGTCTGAAATCTTGGAACTTGTTAAGAGAAAACTGTTGCCCCGTTTGAAGGAGGGTGGCGTCGATGTTAGGGAGGATGACTCGCGCCTAAAGTATTTCGCTTTTGAATTTGCTAATAGTCTGAAGAGTAGAACATCGGGGGAAGACGTGACGGAGGCCTCTTATCAAGAGGACGCGACTCAAGTTTTCTTCGCGAAATTGCCAATCTTGTACGTTTCGGACTTAGCGGACTTAGAGGGAGAAAAGAGCCAACTCCCTCCGAGTGTCGTGGTCGCGTTTGACAATTTAGATCTCAGACTCTCTCCGACTCAGGTGCAAGCGGTAGGAAGGCTAAAGATCCCGCCGACAGCTTTGGTTGAGAGAATGGAGACCTTGAAGGGACGAGGCTTATCGACTAAAGACGTGGTCAGTGGATCTAAGACTCCTCTCACCAAAGACGGAGAGGGAACATACAACCTCGGGGATCTTGGGACGTTGAAGTTTAGTTTTCAGGGAACCCGACTGCATTATGAAATCGTAGATGCAAAGGGTCAACGCTCTGCGGCTAGGGCGTTGAACTACTGGAAGCCTCTCCGAAACGTAGATAGAAAAGAAGTTCCTCGGGCGGTGATGAGCGCGGTTCTCTCGGGAGGCCAAGTTCCGCGCACCAAAGAAGACACTCAGCGAGAACTCGCGATGTTATGGGGAATGAAGAAGGCGGATAAAGTCATCGCAGTAGATTCCAAACTCGCAGAGATCGAGGATCAGCAGTATGTCCAATCCCCCGTTGATGCGGCTGTGTCTTCAGGATTTGGGAATCCTACGGTCCAGGATCTGGAAGATCTGAGCGCTTCGGATAGAAAAGCGATGTTCGCTCTGGGCGAAGATGGGCGATACTCTGGCGCGATATATCAACGTGCTGGTTATGTGTTCGCGACCGATGGTCGTCAAGTGGCCTTCCGTGTCGCGGAATCAGGGCGTGAAAGGCGTATAACCAACACGGGAGGACTCGCGGCGTCGGCTCCCCAGATCACCGCCGTTCTCTCCGAAAAAAGCCCGAGTTTCTCTCTCGATCGCGGGGGGATTAGGCACTTGAGACGAGCGCTCAAAATCAACCCGTCTGCACAAGTAGATATCTCCGTGGAAAATGGTGCGTACACTCTCAGCATGCAGGGGAGAAAAGTGGGCCAATTTCCGCGTCATATAGGCGACGAGCTCTCTGAGCGCGAGGTGGTGACAATCAGAGCAGAATTTCTCTCCAATGCGCTAAAGCACGCTAAAGAGACCGCGACGCTTCACCTTTCAGGTAAAGATAAGCCTGTCACGACGACAACAGATTCGGGGCTACATTCCATGTTCATGCCAATGATACGTGCAACCTAAGATCCTCAGCATAGCAGGAGATGATTAAATGCCATTTAAGAACGAACACGCAGCGCGTCAAAGTGACCCTGCACAATATTCCGAGTTTCGCCGATTCAAACCGCAGGGAGTCCCAGATGGCCTTGAGATGATTCTCGGCATCAAGGACGCGAAAAGCGAGATCCAAAGTATCCGAGCGGACGCGGACAAGATGACAAAAGACGAGTTGATTCAATGGCTTCGAGAACATGACTTTATGTTCGATGACGTAGAAGAGGCTACGAAGAAGAGTCTTGACACGTTCGCGCGTTGGGTCCCCATGTCACTTGATGACTTGACCAAAGGTCGCGAAGAGTCAGAGGATAGTGAAGACGAAGAGCTTTCTAAAGCGGTGATCGGAGGGATCTGCTCTACCCGAGACATGGACCTCGAGGGTGAAATTGTCGAGCAAGATGGGATCGATTGGTCTTACTTCCTCGAGAATGGATGGTTCAATCACGAGCACGAGCAAGGCCCGAGCGCCGTTCTTGGGCATCCCGTGAAGATCGAGCCCGTTGACGACGAGCGAACTCGTGTCGAGGGCATCTTGTACCTAGATAAGAAGTTAGGCCGAGATGTTTATGAAACGGCGAACGCGATGAAGAAGGCCGGGGGAGAGCGCTCACTTGGCTTCAGCGTCGAGGGACAGGTGCTTCTCCGAGATCCCCAGAATCAGAAGCGGATTCTCAAAGCTCGAGTACTCAATGTGGCGATCACTGCGATGCCTGTGAATCCGCACACGAACCTTGAGCTCATCGCGCGTTCGATTGGGGCGAGCATCGGATATCAAGAGGCATCGATCCCCGATGCAGATGCAGCGATGAGTGCGCTCGTGCAACAAAGCCTTGATCGTAGACTGAGCTCTGCTACGTATGGAGCAGAGAAAAAGCGCACGTTGAACTCTGCTGAGGTTAGAGAGCTCCTCCGCGAGAGGTTGCCGAGTACCGCAGATAAAGACCTAGATGTCCTCGTCGAGAAATTGATCAAACTCGCAAAGTCAACGAAAAATACACACGCTGATAAATTATGATACACTCAACCCCATTAACCTTAATCTGGAGAACACAGGATGCTCGATCAAATGAAGAAGCACCTCGAGGCTAAAGGCGTAGATCCTTCGGTCCTCGATGACTATGAGAGCAGTGTCGCAGAGGTCGTTGAAGTCGAGGCCGACGCCCTGACTGATGCCTTGACAGCACTGACAAAAGCCATGTCCCCTCGTGAAGAAGAGATGAAAGAAGACAAAGTCGCAGAGCGCGAAGAGTCTCTTTTTGACTTGGATGATCAAGAGCCTATGGACGAAGACTCTATGGACGAAGAAGACATGGACGTAGAAAAAGCCTACTATCGCGACGCGATGAAGGCTCTCGCCGACAACACTGACAAGATGATCGCTGATATGAACAAGCGACTTGATGCAGTGATGAAGGGCGTTGAAGCGATGATGGAGTCAATGAAGGGCATGCAAGCGGAGAGTGAGGGGATGAATAAGAGTCTCAACGCGCTTCGTAAAGAGCCTCAAGCTCCTCGCGCTGTTACTTCGGCTACTGCTCAGGCCCCAGCTCCTACGGGTCCCAGCCGTCAAGATTTCATCAAAAAAGGGTTGTCGATGTTGCAGGACAGCGACGTCGATACATTGCGAAAGGGAGCTGTACGCTCTGCGATCGCTCAACTTGAAGCGGGGATTCCTGTCTCCGCGATCTCACACATCATTGATCTCGATTAAGATTAAGGAGTCACCATGTATTCATTTCCAGAAGCCAACGCGCTCGTTAATGTAGCTGACCTCGCAAACCTGAACTCAGCTCTCCGCAAGAGTGCCGACATCGGCTACCAAAGCGCGGCGGGTACAAGTGGCGGAGATGCGGGTAACCTCTCTCCCCTAGTTCCGCAGAGCATCGAGAACACTCTCAGCTCAGCGACCTACACAATGAAAGAGCTCAGCCTTTGGCCTATGATTCCAAAGGTCAGCGTCACCAACACACTCCACGAGTACGCGGTGATCAACGATCACGGTTTAGATCTCGAGCCCTTCATCGCAGAGGGTAGCGCGGGAACAACAAACCGTTCTGAATACGAGCGTAAGAGCGTCCGCGTCAAGTATCTCGCAGAGCGTCGCGAGGTTACGGACGTAGCGGGACTCGTCGGTCTCATCGGCAACAACGCGAACGCAATCGCGGCAGAGACTGAGCGCGGCACACTTCGCCTCATGCAGAAGCTCGAGCGCTCATTGTGGCACGCGAAAGAGGGCGTTAATCCGCTCGCGTTCGATGGTATCATCGAGCAGATCGAAAGCCACAACAGTGGGAAGAACACTTTCGACCTTCGCGGCAAGTCACCGACACCTCGCCTCCTCCAAGAAGTGCTCTCAGAGATCCAGAGTGCTCCGCGCTTCGGCCGCCCCGACTGCATCTATGTTGAGCCTCGCATCCATGCAGAGCTCATCAAGTTCGCAGTTCAGTTCGGTCGCCATGATCAATTTGCGGCACTTCGCGCGGCTGATGGGCTCACCTATGGTGTCCAAGAGCTCAACATCATGAGCCCTTATGGGCCAGTTCCAGTAAAGAGCGCACCCTTCTTGTTCAATGCGTACAACGCACCTAGCGCCGCTTCATCATCAGCGGCTCCAGCGGGCGCGACAGTGAGCTCAATCGCTTCTGGGGGGAGCGACGGGAAGTTTGTAGCGGACGACGAGGGCTTCTACGGATATCGTATCGTGAGCGTAAGCAACGACGGTTTCAGCGCACCAGTGAATGCGACTGCGGTTGAGGTGTCAGCTTCTGAGAAAGTCACAATCACTCTCGCAGATCAAGCAGACGCCGTGTTCTATAAGATCTATCGCAGTGAGAAAGCCGCGACTTCGGGCGCAGTGGACTTCTCAACGGCTCGCCTCATCGGTGAGATCAAGAATACAAGCGGCGCACCCACTGTTTTCATCGATGATAACAGCGTTGTTCCGAACACAAGCAAGATCGTCTTCGTACAGCATGACCCCACCGTCATGGAGTTTGTACGTCTCTTGGACTTCTTCCGTCGTCCTCTCGCTGAGACCGCGACTTCAAAGCCCTTCTTGCTCATGCTCTTCGGTGCTCCGATCGTCAAAGTTCCGAATAAGTGTTTTGTTCTTCAAAACGCTGGAGTCACTGAGACAAGCGGCATGCTGGACACCACGATCTGAGTAACTGATGCGCTGGCAACATAAGACTCTTAGAGATTGCGTGCTTGATGTCGGATCGGGACGCGGAGCGATTCACATCGATGCTGACGGATTCGTCCATGAAGCGAACGAGTACGCGATGAAAGCGCTCACTCAATGGGCCGAAGTGATTGGATTCACAGAGGTCCCTACGAAGCCAGCGCCACAGAAGAAGCGGCGCACGCGTCGCAAAGACGACACATAAGTCTTAGGGGTCGATCATGGGGATCTATACGCAGATAACGCCGCAGTTCATCAAAGATACGACGCTCCTCGGGGTCGACCTCACTTTAGATGATGGATCGAACTATCCAGACATCATCTATACTCAGTCTATCCAAGCCGCGATTCGACACGTCGAGAGCGACTTGGGAATCAACGTTGAGCCGTTCTCGGTACTCCGAGAGCGCCACGACGCAGAGCGACAAGGTCAGTTTAGTTATTGGCCTTTTCGGCTCGACTATCGTCCCGTAGCTTCATTTGAGGCTGCGCGGATTAGGTTCGGGAGTTTTCAGGCCGTAGAGATCCCGCTCTCGTGGATCACGGCAACCTCGAACACTCACGGACAAATCCACCTGATCCCAAGCTCTGAGTCTTTGGGGTCTTACTTCTATCGAGCGGGCGTGCCCTTGATGGGCGGTTCGGGGATCTATGAATCTCGCGGGTATATACCTGCTTATTTCGAGTTCGACTACATCGCAGGTTTCACGGATCAAACGGGATCCGCGACCATTCCCGCAGGGGAAACAGAGGTCGAAGTCACACTCCCTAAGAGCTTATTGATGAGTTACATCGTAACCACGGATCAGAGCGCCGTGAGGGTGAGTGGACGGAGTAACGACGGCTTCACTTTAGCGTTGAGTTCAGCGCTCGCCGATGACCTAGTGATCTCTTGGACTGCGGATACCTTACCCGCAGATCTGAAACAAGCAGTGGGTATCAAAGCCGCGACTCTCTTGTTGTTGCATGTGGCTGGAGATTTGATTCTCGGAGCGGGTATCGCGTCTCAATCCGTCAGCGTAGACGGACTCTCAACGAGCATCGATACCACATCCTCCGCGATGTATTCAGGCTACTCCGCACGCGCAGAGAACCTTGACAAGCAATATAAACACTTGATGCAAGGTCTACGTGCTCAGTACCGCGTTACTCAGTTCGGAGTCGTCTGATGTCTACGTTTCCCGCACGAGCTCCCTCAAAGCTCAGACCGAGAGTTGACTTCGAGGATGAGAAGTTTCGACGTCTCATCTTCACGAAGGGGATTGATCTGAGTTGGGAGCAGTGCGCCGAGTGCCCTTGCGCTCGGGGATCTGATGATTTCTCGATCCCCTTGAGTTACGGCAGCGCAAACCAAGCGACAGGAGAAGCTCGCTCAGATTGTGCATTGTGCGACGGTACGGGATACTTTTGGCACAGCGCCCAGGATATCCGAGCGGTTGTGACCTCCAGCACATCGAAGACCGAAGCGTTCGCGCTTTATGGTGAGTATGCTCGAGGTATGGTTCAGATTTCGACGCTGCCAGAGCATTTACCCTCTTATGGAGATCGTTTCACGGTACTTGAAAGCGTGCGCGTGTATCGTGAGACCCGAGTTCGGGGAGCTGGATCGATCGAGGCTTTACGTTACCCCATCCAATCACGCACCCTCGACCTCTCCACGGGACTCTCTGAGGTCCGTGTTTTACGCTTTCAATACGCAAACGCGGACGGAACGAGTGCAGAGGCTAACTCTCTTACGGAGGGAGTGGACTTCACGGTCACAGCGGAGGGGAAGCTCGATCTTAGCCTAGGCGATGCGATAGACAGCACACCAACACAGGGGACGCGCTACAGTGTGTCATACTTTGCGAGGCCGCGTTATTATGTGGCTGATCATCCTCACGTTCATCGCGACTCGGTGCGACGACACAAACAAGCAGAAGAGACGCCTCTTCTGCTCCCGATCCAAGTTCAGTGTTCTCTCGAATTCTTAGGGGGATGATATGGCACAGATCGGCATATTTCGAGCGCAAATTCTCGAAGCTCTCGGTTTCGGGGAGCAGGAGACTCTAAGGCGTTCTCAACTTCTTGCGGACCTCATTCTTGCCGAATGGACAGCTGAGGCGCGTAAGAAACTGAACACGACATTAGATGTTTATAAGCGCTCGTTACAGGTGCGCGACGTTTCGAGTAAAGGGTTCACTTGTGGACTTCCTGCGAGTCCGAGCACTGCGATCCTCGCACACATGGTCGAGCAGGGAATGGGAAGCGGGGGGATAGGTACATCGGGCCCGTATGATGTCCGTAAGTATCTCCTCCGCGCAAGTACCCGAAACATCAGGAGATCGAAAGCGGGGAACCTGTATCTCCATGTTCCTTTCGGTCGTAAGGCCAAGGATATCCGAGCCTCATTCGGGGCTCAAGCCGCGAACCGAGCACGCAGACTCTCCGCGACGATGACCGACGCCGACAGGAAGACGCGATATGGGGGCAGGCTCCCCGCGCACATGGTTCCCAAGCTCAAGCCGCATCATGTCAGTGATCCTCTCGCGGGAATGGTGAGAATGGCCTCGACGTATTCAAAAGGGCGTGGAGGCAAACCCCGCAAGCAAACCAGCACGTATAGAACATGGCGCACCGCGAGCTATACTAACACGAACCCGAAAGCCTGGTTGAGTAGTGGGATCAAGGCGCGTCGAATTATGGACGATGTCACGAGGCAGCTCCCTACTCTTATCTCTCAGGTCTACTAATGTTTGATCTTAATTCTCTCAATGTCCTCAGCTCGGGTTTCGCGTATTACCGAACCCGAGAATCTGAGTTCAAAGCACTATTCTCGGGGATCGCTGACTCAGTACTGAGTCAATGGTTCTCTGAACTCTCCTCTCATTATCCTACATTTCGACTACGAACGGCACGAGGAACAGATGAGACCCCCATGCTCATTGTCTCGTTGCTTGCAGAGAACGTCACTCAAACAATACTCGGTGACTTCGACTCTCGGGCTGAGGGAGAGTGCGTCGACTCGTATCTGATTCGTGAGCTCTGCGAGATTACGATTCTCGCGAAGTCGCCCGACATGGCTCGGGTGTATCATGTGCTTGCTCGCGCCTCGATCGCGATCGCGAGGCGCTCGCTTCACCGCGCAGGATATCACTTGATTGAATATGGAGGCTCCGACGCGCTCGCGCCAGAAGAAGAGCTAGCCGCCGAGGAGTTGGGAATCTACGCTCGTAAACTCACATACTCGGCAGATCGGCGCATCGCCATCCCGATCCCCAGCTCTGCGGAGTTTGATGTACCTGTATTCTCGGGCTCAGATGTTCGCGTGCTCGCTTCGGATCAAACAGACAACGAGGGGAATGAGGGACAAGTCTCTATCCCCTCCGAACTATGATATACTCGCTCTCAAAGGAGGCTTAGACTATGCCATCATCACTCAGCCTGAATGGGCTCAATGTTTATCGCCCCGCGATTTATGCGGAGGTGGACGCTTCGGCTCTCGGAGGACGGGGCCCAAGTACAGGGAACGTCTGTATCGTAGGCGCATTTCCGCAATTCAAACAGAGCGAAGCGCTCTCATTCTCAAGTGCTCAGGATTTGGTCGCTTACGACCCCGCCGATCCTGAGCTCGCTCTGCTTGGAAGCATTGCCTTCTCACCTTCCCTCGACGACCGTATCCCCGCTGGTGCGCAGACGCTCTCGTTCCTCAACGTGCAACCGACGACTCAGGCGAGCGTGATGCTCCTGGATGCCGATGGTGGAGACGCGCTTCTCGTAAAGAGCTCGCTCTATGGGAGCAGAGGAAACCGAACCACGATCAAAGCCGAGAATGAGAACACAGATCAAATCAAGCTCACGGTCAAGCGTGACGCGAGCGAGGAGATCTTTGAGGGGATTGAGAGCGGCGATCTCGCTTCAGTGTATTATGCGGGTTCACTGCTCAGCGTGGTCACTCTCCTCGCCTCTCGATCTTCGGTCGCGCTCTCTTGGTCACAGACTTCGGGAGCGATGAGCAACGGGTCTTTGAGCGTCGATGTCTCCGATATGTCCCTGAACAGTACGCTCGACGTGACTCCTTCAGCATCGGATCACACGTCCGCGTTATCTTTCACGATTTCGGGGCTTTCGTCTGCGGGCGCGGTAGTCTCCGAAACGCTGTCTTTTGTTGCGGGTAACAATGATCAGCAAACGACATCGTCTGAGTTTTCTTCGATCACCTCGATCGCGGTTACAAGTGACGATACAGTTTACACAGGTACTTTCAACATTGAAGGTTCTCTGACTCTGACTCCGAGTGAGTATGCGTCCCTCCCTGAAATGGTGGATTCAATCAACGCGCTCTCAGGTTTCGTCGCATCTTATGACGCTGCACGCTCATATCCCGCAGACGAGATTGACGCGATTCCGTCCTCTTCGATTGTCGGGATCGGTAACAAGGCGAACATCCGAGCCGATCTGTACGCAGTCATTGAAGCCTTGAGCTCGTCGGCGCTTGTGACTGTGAGCCGAGCGAGCGGAGGAACTCAGCGACTCGCGCAGAGCGACGGAGACGCGAGTATCACCGCACGTTTAGAGGGAGGGGCCTCGACACTTACGAGCCTCAGTGATTGGACTTCTGCGCTCGCGACGATTGAGGCGAGTGACTTTCAAATCCTTGTGGGCTGGACGACAAACATCGATCAGATGAGCGAGATCAAGAAGCATCTCCCTCTCTCTGCGCGTGCTGGAAAAGAGCGTAACGCATGGCTCGCGAGTCCCGCGAATACATCTCTCAGCTCAATCAAATCGACCTACACTCAGATCCTCAACGACCGCAACATTGCTTTCGTGGGACAGAGTATCAATGTTGAAAAGCCGAACGGGACACGTGAGACTCTGAGCCCGTTGTATCTCGCTCTCATGTTGGCTGCGATGCAGGCGGGTTCACCGATAGGAACTCCGCTTACGCGCAAACGCCCTCGTGTGAATGATGTGAGTGGTAGCTGGAACGGGAACACTCAAGCCAAAGAAGCGATTCTCTCGGGTGTTGTATCTCTGAGCTTTGAGGCCCAGGGCTATCGTGTAGAGCGCTCGGTCACAACATACATGAGCGACGACAACCCCATCTTCTCCGAGGTCTCAGCAAACGAGTCCGTGAACGCCTCGATCAGAGATCTGCGCTCAGAGTTGGATCGATTCGTCGGAGCCGCAAATCGTAGCCTCACCGCGAACCGCGTGAAGAGCCTTGCTCAAAGCCGACTCAATCGTCAAGTTCAGGACGGTATCATTAAGAGTTTCAGGGATGTTGTAGTACAAGATGGGGGTGACACTCTCATCGTAGGTTATACGGTATCCGCCGTTGAGCCTCTCAACTTCATTCGCCTCGATGTATCGGTCGCCCGATAAGGAGTATACAAAATGGCTGAACCAGTTTTTTCAGGAGCTCGCGCAAAACTCATTGTTGATGGAACCGAGATTGGATTCGCGACAGGCGTATCCGCTAGTGAGTCGATCACACATCAACGAGTGGATGTGCTCGGGAACATCGATTCTCAAGAGCTCGTCCCCGTGTCCCGCGTTGTTTCATTGAGTGCCGATTTCGTAAGAATTACGAATACTTCGATTCAGGAGCTCGGCATCATGCCCCGAGGCAACACCGCAGACGTGATCAATTTCCCCGAACTGACCTTGGAAATCTACGATCAGGTCGCAGACACTCCAGTCTGGAGGGTTGAGGGAGCGCGTTGTGAATCTCGGAGTTGGCAAGTTCAAAGCGGCTCGATCGTCACAGTAAACGCGAGTTTCCAAGCTCGACGCCTCTTCGATGAGCGTGGCGCATGACATTTGATTTGCGAAACATTGAGGCAAGCGAGCCTGCTAAGAGAGAAGAGTTGATCCCTCGGGAGACCCCCATCTCCATCGCGTACTCTGCGCCCGATGGTACTCGGTATGATGCGACGGTGATCTGCCGAATCCCTGATGGGGAGGGTCGTACACTCATCGATCGCAGAGCTGCGATCCTTGCGGGTGTGTCTTGGGCTCAGTTGAGCGAGTACGCGCAGGCCCGTTTCTTTGCGCTCGCGACCTTGAGTGTCCACCTCATCGACCTCCCCGACTGGCTTAATCAGTGGGTTCAGGAAGACGATGAGCTTCTTTTCGCGGTCCGAGGGGAGGTGGAGCGTCACGCGCTCGTATGGTTTCGCGGAGGTCGAGAAGCGAGTGAGGATGCAGAGGGAGCGTCCCGAGTTCGCGTTTCTGCGCCACACCTTACCGAGACCACCTAGATCCGCGAGCGAGGTGGACCGCCTTGAGTATTATTTGTTGTCCCTCGAGGATGACGAATATGAGAGACTGATCAATCAACCTACAATCCAACTGCGAGACCACGCGCCGAACATAGATGATCCGTGGGAGCGGGAGTACTGGGAGTCACAAAGATGAGTCAACAAAGGCATAGCTCAGAGATCGTCGTCAGCATCGACGACGCTCAGGTGCAAGAGGCGGCGCGAAAGCTTGAAGAGAGTTTCCAGCGAGTCGGCGAAGCGGGAGCGCGTGCGATGGAGCAGACCTCCAGAGCGGCGCGACAAACTACGCAGACAATGGCGCAACCTCCTGCACCTCCTGCACCTCCTGCACCTCCTGCGAAAAAACGAAAACCGAGGAAGAAAAAGCAAACGCCCGAAGAGGAACAGCCACCCGAGGAGACTCCCTCAGAGGAAGGGCCGACACCTCCTCCGAAAAAGAGAAAACCGAAGAAGAAAAAGCGCCCTCCAGAGGAGCCAGAGGAGCCAGCGGAGCCACCTCCACCCCCAGTATCGCACACAGCTCTCGACGATCTCGGTCCTGCGGGTATGGCGAACAAGGACCTCGACGACTTAGCCGCGATGGGGCGCAAAATCCAAGCAGCATCAAGAGCTAGGGCTCTCGAGATCGTGCAGAACTATGTCCCGCCACCAACCCTCGCACAACGCGCGGGAGCTTATGGGTTAGGGGTAGGCCGAAACCTCGCAGTGGCGAGTCCAGGTATGCTCGCGACAAGTGCTCAAGGACTCTTCGGAGGTGGAGGGAGCTCAGGTGTTGCGCAGTCTCTCGGAGCTCTAGGAGGCTCAGTCGCAGGAGCGTTCGGTTCTTCTCGCCTCGCTTCGGGGATCCCTTTTTTGGGGGGCATATTAGGGGGAGCGATCTCTCAACGCGCCGCGAGAACGGGGCAGATCGCGGCACTCGAGCGCCCTCAAACCGAGCTCGCTTTGAGTGGTGCGCAAGGAGTCCGAGGTGCGCGGAGTCGTTTCGAGCGCTTAGGGATCTCAGGTCTTGAGGGTGTAGGGGCGCTCCGCACATTGTCGCGGGCGCTCGGTTCTCAATCTCCTCTGTTCGAGAGGGGCAGGATCGGAGCGACCTCTGACTTTCTAGCTGAGTCGATACTCAGAGGCATCGATCCCAGTGCGATCGGTGGCTTTGTGAGGGGAGGGGCGCTCGGTGGAGGAGCTCGAACGGGGACGGTGGGGTCGATGAGTCTTGCGAACAGGTTGGCAGGCACAGCTCGAGAGATGAATCTCACAGGTGCAGGTGCGGCTCAACTCCTCGGAATCATCGCCCAAAACACTCAGCGCATCGCGGCGGAGGGTTTGAGCATCGATGAGGAGAGCGCTGCGAAGTTCATTCGTGGCATAGATAGCGCAGCGCTAGAGGCAGGAGCGCGACAACTTCAGGGCGTCGGAGCTGCGCGAACATTCACGCAATTCGGCGGAGCTTTGGGAGGTGTAGCTTCAGGGTTTAGAGGTCAGTTTGGGGGCCTCGCACAAGGCGCACTGACAGCCGCGGCGGCGCGTGGTGGAGGAGGACCCCTCGACGTTCTGCGGAGACTCGAAGATTTCCGTACGAATCCCGAAGGGGCGATCAATGCACTGCGAGGAATAGGCATTGAGGGAGATCTTCTCGAACTCGCACTCTCGGGGCTGGGCCTGAGTACTCAGCAAGCGGGAATCCTGAGAGTCTCAAGATCTTCCGAGCTAGGGGACCCGATCACGGGCCTAGATCGGGGGACCATGAGGAGAGGAATGCAGGTTTCGAGAGCAGTGCAGACCGCAGAAGGTCGCATTCTCCGACAAGTTGAAGCGGATCCTCGGTCACTTCAGACCTTTATTCAGCTCAATGCGAGACTAGAAGAACTCACTCTCAGTCTCACTAAAGGGGATGGCCCCGTAGTACGCTCGCTCTCTGCGATCGAGACGGGGATCGGGGAACTGATGAGGCTTGCGCAGAGTGGCAATATTTCCGCAGAGATAGGACGCGCAATCAGGGAGGCTTTGTTCTGATGTCAATTCGTGTTCGGATTCATAATTACAATGAGAGATCTCCCTCAGCGCGACGAGACGGAGCGGAGAAGGCGGTGGAGATCACTTCTCGGCTCAATGATGTTTCGTGGTCGTCTGCGCTCGTTAGCCCCTACGAGCAAGCACAAGTGAACGTCTCCGTGAGGATTGATGAGCTGAGTGTGTTAGGGATAGGGACTCCACGCAACGAAGGCCAGTCTCCCGCGCTTCATGCTTCGGGATGGCTTGAGATTCTTGTGTCCGATGTGCGTGAGTTCTTCGGGCCGATCATCAGCGTGTCAACGGGATTGAGCGTTGATCAAATCGGGAGGCGCATATCAAAGGGCGTTCAGTTATCTGCGGTATCTTGGCTCTCGTTGCTCGCGCAGCCCTTCAAACTGAGCTCTGATGAATCTCTGCTTACGCGAAACGGGATCTATGGTTACGAGGAATGGGCGGATATCTTTGAGGCTGTGTTTTCGCAGGGAGCTGCGCTCTCAGTGTCTGAGGGATTTCGGGAAGCGTGGCTCGGGATCGTGCAACACAGTGCGCCCGACGGCTTAAACTTCTCTAATATCGAGGTCCTCTCAGATTCGGGATATCTCCAAGCTTCGGGAGTCAAGGGGCGCTCACTCACGCGAGTCGAGGGGAAGAATATATCTCAGGCTCCCGTTGCATCCTCGGGTTCCTTGTGGTCGATTCTCACCTCCACGTTTCAGCCGACTCCCCAGCTCATCGAGCTCTTTCCCTTTTGGTCCCAAGGCTCCCCATATCTGATGTATCGTATGAAGCCTCCCGCTCCAGCGAACTCGGAGTATTTCGGACCGCTCGACAGACTCCCGAGCGACGGTGAATATCTAGGGATCACGGGCGAAGAGGCGGTTGCACCGCAATCGATCAAACGAGTGACCTCGTATCAAATGAGCTGGAGCGGAGCGCGTAACAACTACATCGAAGTGACGTCTCCTTATCTCGGAGTATCACAGCTAGCAGGCTTGAACAGTCAACCCATCATCCTTGCTTCAGACATCGAGAGATATGGACTCTCCAGCCTTGAGATCCCATATCCACTGCTCCGAGATACTCAGGGTAGTCTCCGCGCAGATCTCGAGCGTCTCTCCGCTTATGCGGCGGCGCTGTACGCAGAAGACCATGCTTTCGCACGAGCTGATCTCGAGGTGCATTTCGCTCCCTCGATCCGCGTAGGTGAGTGGGCTGAGTGGTCGGGATATGATGACGACGTGTCTTTTCTGGGCTATGTTTCGCGGATTACGCACCGCGTACACATCGACGCGGAGACGAATAGGACAGTCAAGAAAACCTCACTTCAACTCGAGCGCGTCTCTCAGGGACGCAGATCATCGAGAAAAGACGCTCCCGTCCAGGGAGTCGTTACGATAAGATTGGCTGGAGACTCATGATCACTTCGTTCTATTCCGCCACAGTAACCCGCGTCCATTCGCTCACCGAATACGACGTGAGAACAAACGAGGGAGCCATTTATCGGCGTGTTCCTCTGCGCTCGTTGGGATCCTCAATTCATTGTCCTGCAAGGGTTGGGGATGCTGTGCATATCGCGTTTCCACGAGGCCGCTATGATCTCCCGTATATTGTGGGGGCGGAGATTGTTGAAGATGTAGAAAACGAAATCCTTCGCGCTCAGCCGTTCATCGATTCGCTGTTTTCATATATCGCAGAGCTTGAATCTACGATCACGGCGATGCAAGCACAACTCGCAGAAGTGAGCGTTGCGACGGGGCTTAACTTGTCCCCGACGTTCATTGAGGCAACGACTCCTCCCTCCTCATCTAGTGTCGCGAAACGTGAAGCAGAGGGTACAATCAGCCCAGACCTAAAGATCAAATAGATAGAGAGACTAAGATGAGCAAGAAGACCACCTCTCCTCCATCGATCCCCATTCCCGCGAGCGGGCGACTCGGATCTCTGCTACGTGTCCCCGTCGATTATCTACTTGAGGTGTATCGCGGTAATCAGATTACGACGATGATCGCCCTCCCAAACACTCCGAACGCCGTAACTCAGACACGCAATCACGCGACCGAGTTGACCCATACTCTCGGTGACGTAGTACGCGAGCTTTCGCAAAATCACCGCACTGATATTCAACTCCGAGGAGTCAGCGGATACGCGCAAAGAACAGGGCAAACGAGAGACGGGGGAGTCGTGGTTTCGGGCGGTCGAACAATCCTTGAGGAGTTTGATAAGTTTCTCGATGACTACCAGCGCGATGCTTCCGCAGATCCTGATAATACGTTCATGGTCTATCGGGCACTAGGCGAGGGGTACGCATTCAAGGTTGAGCCGTTGGTTTTCCGATGGTCCGAAGACTCCGCAGAGAACCGATTCTCGTACCTCTGGGAACTCACACTCGAAGCGTATGCAGGAGCACCGAAATCTCCACGCCCTTCGATCTTCTCTCCTGTGACCGAGGCGATCCGAAAAGCGTCTGAATATATCGCGGCGGGAGCAGGGCTCATCGCGGTCGCGCAAAACGCCGCCACGAACACCCGATCAGAATTGGAGGAAGCTCGTAATCTCTTACGCTCGATGTCCGTGGTAGTTAGTACTCTGAGTTCCGCAGTGCGCTCGGTGGATGGAGTATATCGGTTCTTTTCTCGTGATCTCCCCGCATCATGGGCTCAGCTGAGTCAAAGTTATCTGAGAGCAGTAAGAGATTACGAAGAGCTCACAGCAGACTCGACGCTTGTTGACAGTGCCGAACAGCTTAACGTTCTAGCACTCAATACGGCGGGACTGGTCGGCGTGAATCGCCAGAACTTCGAGCGTGCAGGCTTCGGGGAGCGGGCTTTGGATCGCGTAGTGGAAAACTCAGAAGATCGTCCGCGCTTTCATCGTCAGATCACTCTCCGAGCGGGGGACTCGGTTCAAGCAATCTCAGCGCGTGTTTTTGGGGATCCCTCGCGCTTCGGGGAACTCATCGCATATAATCGACTCCTCGATGCTACTCATCACGCAGACGGGAGCCCTTTCCGCGCGGGAGATGCGATCTTTGTTCCTTTCGCAACTTCGGGAGCAGACGATCTAGGCCTCCCTCGGGATGGCGACTTGTTTGGTCGTGATCTCCGAATCGATGCCCGAGGCGATCTTGTGTTAGGAGAGGAGGACCTCGCACTTGCAGAAGGGCGTCGGAACTTGGAACAGGCGATCAGGTTGCGTCTCCTCTCGACCCAAGGGAGCTCTTGGATCCTTCCCGCCTATGGGCTCCCCGTAGGCGTAGGAGCTCCGCTCACGTCTCGTGTCGCGTCGTATTGCGCCTCCTCGATTGATGATCAGCTACTTCAGGACGCGAGGATCGAGAGAGTATCTGATATAGTGATAACCGAAGACGGCGACGTTCTCACCGCTTCCGCAACGCTGACCCCCTTGAGTGGTGGGTCAATGGCTCTCATAGTTCCTATAGGATAGTTAAATATGTATACACCTCGATCATCACGCGACATCGTGCGTGATCTCGTCGCTCGTGTCGTCGCCCGCACTGACCTCTCCGACATAGCGGAGGCTTCAGTGCTCGGCGTGCTTCTGCGAGCCGTAGCGGAACAGATCGCGGACAGTGATGTTCGGCTCTCCCAAATCCGCGATCAATTCACACTGGGCGGAGCGGGAGGAGTCGATCTCGATGAGCGAGCAGAGGAGCTCGGCATCTCTCGGCTCTCCGCGACCGCCGCGACGGGAATCGTCACAGTCTCACGCACATCAACAACCGCTTCTCTCACGATCCCTAGAGGCTCAGTATTCGGGCGATCGAATAGCGATGTGACCTACCTCACGACGAGCGCTCAAAACCTGGCCATCGGCGTTGCCTCGCTTGACGTGAACGTCGTCGCCAGTGTGGCGGGAAGCGCGGGTAATTGTGCGCCTCGCGCGATTGATACGATCGTCGAAGCGCCCGACGAGATCGTGAGCATTGTTCAGGGAACCGCGTTGAGTAATGCTCAGGATCAGGAGAGTGATGAGGATCTCCGAGCCCGAGCCACCCGACACCTCAACAGCTTAGCTCGAGCGCAACCCATAGCGCTTGTACATGCCGTGAAATCATACACCGCGAGCGACAATACAAGAGCCACGACAGCGACGCTTTACGAGCCACCCAACCGACTTGGATATTGTGAGCTACTGATCGACGACGGGACGGGACTCGGAACCGCGCCACCTACGCGCCCAGGTGCAGATGTGAGTGTTACGTTGAACTCGGTTCTCGGGCAGGTCATCGGGATCGAGTCTCCTGTGGTCGAGGACCTCTCTGTTTCGGTGGGGTCTTCTTCCTTGCTCGAAGGGCGAGACTTTACGCTGAACCGAGCTCGAGGGATTCTCACACTCTCCGAATCCGCATCAGTGAGCGCGGGGGACGTCCTCACGATATCGGGTTATCAAGTATACTCGGGCCTGATTAGTGAGCTTCAGGCATTGATTGACGGAGATATCAGCGACATCTCTTCAGGATATCGTGCGGCGGGAGTCTCCGTTCGCGTGCTCCCCGCTCCCGTTCAGCGAGTGAGTCTCGATATCCTGATCGTCGCATCTGCGGGGAGTACGCTCACCACGCTCAAGGCGAATGTAGAAGCCGAAGTCTCTGCGTATCTCTCAGCTTTGGACGCGGGATCCCCAGCGTATCGCGCGGCGATGATCTCGAGAGTCATGGGAGTCGCGGGGGTGCTTAATGCTCAGATCCTAGTCGCAGGGACGAGCAACGAATCCCCTGATCTCTACCCCTCCACGTCGCGGACAGTCCTCAGAGCAGGTACACTTCGCGCAGTCACCTCGATCTCAGCAGGTTAATTATGGATAAAGTAAAACTGTATGCTCAAGAACGTCTCGACCTCGACGACGCAAGAGCCCTTCAAACCCTGATCTATGATTATATTCAAGAGGCTCTGGGAGGTCTATTCGGGCGAGTACGAGGAGCGCTAAGCCTTCCTAGGATCTCCCAGACGGAGAACGGAGGAGCGCCATACATCGAACTGAGTACGTTTCAATTCGTCACGTCTACCCCTATCTCTGCGAGCGCGAGAAGCGTGAACTCTCCGAGTTCGGGGATCTCGTATAACCAAGAGAAAACGATCGTCGTCACATACGACCCCAGTGAGGAGACCTCGACTCAGATCAGCATCGACACTGCGCGTGCATATTATCAAGATTACGTCGGCGCGTATCTATGGGCGCGGCCTGTTCAGGTGGATACCGACACTGCGACGCGCGTTCAGTGGAGCGTTGCACAAGGAGACGAGGTTGTCTTTAGTGACCAAACCCGAGAAGCGCAGAGAGTAGAGTTCCGCGTTCAAAACTCGGAACCGTCATACATAGAGGGTGAAGCGGCTTGGGCTCCAATCGCCTACATCACGAGCTGGAGCGACGCGGACAACACAAACAGCGTCGCATATTGGCAGGTCATCAGCGCATTCGAGCACGTTGATAACCGCACGTGGATGAATGATCATGTCAGCGGCGCGGGAGCGGATCTCACACGAGCTCAGTTGAGCCTCGATACTCCGATGACACTGCTCGGATCGTATGCGATGGACGCGGGGAAAAGTCATCGCGTGCTCGGAGTAGCGGATCAGCTTGCAATTCTGCGGTACAAGGTCGCTCAGATGCAGGGCTTCGGTGAAGATGACCCATCGAGTACACCGACGAATCGAGCATGGTACGATCAGCCTCTGAGCTCCCTGAATGGATTGAAGACGCGACTCGATTCCCGAATTAAACTCGTCTGCATCGCCACGGGACTCGTGCAGATGAGTCTTAGTTCGGGAAGCGAGCCGATCTTTTCCCTGGTCTTTGCAGAGGGTTTCTCCGCCGCTCGAACATCGACGCTCCGAGGAAACCGCGTGTGTTTGGAGTTCGATTCTTCGGTCACTGGGGAGGACTGGATCGTACACCATGTGGATTTGACACAGCTCGCCTTCGGGATCGTAGACAACGGAGACGGAACATACGATTATAACCGCGTCACGTTCCTCGTAGATAACGATTCTCTGTGGAACGATGTCACAAGCAACTCCATAAACTATCGACTCGATGATTACGCGACGACATCAGGGCGCGGGATCAACGTTGAACTGCTCGCTCAAGAGCAGGGTAGTGAAGAGGCGATATCCCAAACGTATGGAGGCAGCACGCACGCGGATATCATCGGCACTGAGCCCGCAGTGGGTAATCATCAGATTCGTTTCACAGTCGCTGTTTATGCGAAACATGGAGATCAAGTATGATCATCGCTTATGCTTCCGCAAACGCGGATCCCATCAACAACCCTCTCTCAGATGCAGAGGTAGACCTAGCCACCGCAACAACTCCCGCTACCGTCTCTATCTACGGAGACGCAGTGGACACAGAGGACGCGGGGGCGTCGTTTTCATTTGCTTGGACTCTCCTTGATCCAACGAGCGGACCCGTTCTCAGCGCGACGAATACGCAGAATATTACAGTGTCGAACATCAGTGCTTGGCACAATATCCGCCTTCATCTCGTCGCCACCAACACGGCGACGAGCGCGACGAGTGAGACGGATATCCTCTTAGCTCCCTCAGCCTCGTTTGTGGAGATCCGAGTGCTCTCGGAGCTAAGAGGTATCCAGAAGGTCGCAAAGGGGTCGAGAAGTTGGCACCCCGCGCTTGAAGATTGGGCCGATGCAATCGAGACACCTATCAACGTAAATGACCTCAGCGACGTGTCGAACGCGACAGGTGCGGAGCTCGACAAGCTCCGAAGCGGATCCCTTGCGGAGATCTCGGGGAGCGTACTGCACACTCATTCAGGTTCACATGTGAACGATGCAACAACAGGCGCGGCGGGCGTAGTCCAGCTCGAAGAGGCGAGTGACGCGACAGGAACTCCGAGAGTCTTAACACAAGAACACATCATCTACTCAGCTCACGTTTCCGCCTCCATCGAGGCCGACGGGACGCGACACAATGAGATCATCGCTACCAGCGACGCGGGCGATCAGATCGCCTTGTGTGTGTTCGTTCCCAAGCGTCACGCGATCAAAGTACATGGAATCTCGATCGCGCTCCAAAACTGCGGCGCCACTAACACTGATTACATCTTCAAAGTAAGTGCTGTGACAAGCAGCGAATATGAGGCGAACAACCTCAACGCTAACGTGATCGCGACGTTTACAGTCTCCCCGAGCGCGGCGGGCTCAGCAGTATATCACCACGAAGGCTTCGCGACACCTCTCTCCGTTGGCGCAGGCGCGGTTTTGGCTTTGTGGCTCGACAGTTCCCCAGCTTCGGGGAGCGGGGGACAAGGCTTGAATGTGACCGTTGAGTCTACGAGGAGCGTGACATGAGTCGCGGATATGGCGCACCTGATAATCAGAGCGCGTCCTCTCCTCTGAGTCGTCCTGATTGGGGATGGGGGGATGCGCCTCCGAGCTCATGGGACTCCGCAGGCTCCGATTATGGTTGGGGCTCGGATCACGGGAGCTCATTCCCCAGTTATCTCGACCTCGTCACTCGAGAGATCGGAGATGATGGAGGATATGAGATTATGATCAAGGGTGACTTCCCGCGCCGAGGTGCATCTCTGCGACAGCGCCCGAGCGGTTTCTCCGTCGTTCTTGTCGCTGGGGGATCGGAGTCACCATGTCACTCAGGGTTATTCGGTCAGGGAGTGTCGTGCTCAACGGATCTTCGCGCTCGAGAGCTGAGGGCCTATTCTCCGCGCCTCGCGACGGGGACGCATACAGTACGAGTAAGGTACGACGGCACTGAGGAAGATGTAGGATCGATCAGCGTGTATCGGTCATCTCGTTCTCGATCCGCGTATGCTCTCGCGAACACGTTCCCCAGTGCATACGCCACAGGGCCGCGTACTTTGGAGAGTGAGCCTCTCCTTTCGGGACTCGCGACAGATACGCAGTCTTCGACTCTGCGCACCTTGATTCACGCTTTCGGGCAGTCCTTAGATTCGTTCGGCGGACGCGGGGCTGTGACGCGCCTCACCGCAGCCTCCAGCATCGGAGACAGCTCACTCACCGTCGAGTCTACGTTAGGGTTCGCAGATCAGGGGAGTCTGTGGATCGACGGCGAAAGATATGCGTATACGGGGCGCACGAGTACCCAGTTCACGGGGCTCGACATCCCCCAAACTCACAACGTAGGGAGCGCAGTGTCTTATGATCCTCACTCAAACTGAGTCCGCGCGACGTGATACTTTGATCACGCGAGCGAGTGACGATGCTCTCGACGAGCTCTCCGCATATTACGGGCTCATTCGTCCCTCGTCATATCCTTACTCCGCGTGGCGTGCTTTTCTCGAGACGGTGATCTTTCAGCCTCGAGGAACAATGAGCTCTCTCTTTAATGCGCTCTCAGCTATCTTGAAGCCCTGGACTGATCAGACTTCGCGAACTGTGGATATCTCTGCAACGGGTGAGATAGTCGATGCCTCCATCGACTCAACCGCCTATGCTCACCGATGGATCCGCATCGGAGAAGATCGATATCAATGGGTAGATAGCGTCGATGTAGCAACGAACACCGCGCAACTCAACGTGAATGCTTGCGCTTATTGGAGCGCTTGGGATACCGCAGAGAACGGGGTCGAGGTTGCTTGGCTGCCTTTTCACTTCGTCGAACTCGACGGAGTGATCAAGATTTATATCGACCTCGATCTCATGAGCGTCCCCCCGACGTATCTGCAACCCGCAGGAGTCGCGAGGCCCGCAGGTCAACCTTACGGCGGCCAATTACTGAACCTCTTGGATCTGGATCCATCAACTCTGGATTATGGAAATCAAACCGAAGGCCCTTATCCTCTCTATCTCCGAGGCGACGCGGCAAGCGGGATTCTCGGTGATGTTTTCCGTTATCTCATCGCGGGTGGAGTGCGCGTCGAGATCATAGGTCTTTCGTTTGGTGCTTCGATTGGTTACTCTGCGATCTCTCAGATCTGAAATTTGAGGGGTTGACGTGGGAGGAGGATCGCGGTAATTCTGAATCACCACACACCTCACCAGAGAGGACCATATATATATGACTCCAACAAAAAGACGCACAAGCGCGGATCGTGCGAAAGCACTAGGGCTCGCTGTTTCTCAGCAGAGCGGAACCCCCGCAACGCCGTCTCAAGCAACGCCGTCTCAAGCAACGCCGTCTCAAGCAACGCCGCCTCAAGAGCGCCGTAGGATCAGCGCGGCTGATCGCATGAGCGCACTAGGGCTCTCCGATACTCCTCAAAGTGTCAGCTCAGGTCGATTCTTCGCGCGATCACAGGCTCAAGAGGCTTGTGACCTGCTCTCCCATGTATTCGATGAGCCGATTACAGTACTTCATCACCCCTTCGCGAAGAGCGCGAAAAGTAGGGGAAGTAACGTCGATCATTGGCGAAGGCTGCCGATGGCTGTAGCGCTCACATTGAATCATCCATATGACGGACACACGAATTATCTCTCCGTCGATACACTGATCCGTGAAGATGAGCGATCACCCCGTGTGACTCTCGACGCGCTGAAACTGGGAGCTCGGATCGATTATCTTATGTTCGATTACGATCTCCCCAAAGCGTCACACGGTGGCAAAGAGCAGATGACTCCCGAGAAGTTCAGGGAGTGCATTCTCAAATATACAGAGCATCCCATCTTGCGAGGTTGCGTGTTCTACGCGACGCGCGGAGGGTTGCGTGCAGTCACTCGACTCGCGAAACCTTTTCATCTTGATCCCTCGTTGCGGGGTGCTGATTGGTCGGCGTTCTATGAGCGCCTCCGAAAAAGTCTCCCCGATGAATGGGATCCTGCGTGTAAGGACGCGGGGAGACTCTTCCGCTTACCTTGGGTATTGCGAGCAAAATACGACGCAAAGGGAAAGATCCAGAGCACCGAGCCTCAAAACGGTGAGCTTTGGATCCCTGATGAGATCATCCCTTATACATTAACGCCCGAAGACCTCACTCAAATCGTAGCCTCATCGACCAAAGGAAGCGAGCGACGAGACGCGGTACAAGGCGATAAGCTCGTTCGTTTCTTCGAGCGCATCAGTCTCCTCGGTGAACAATACAAATCCATCAATGATCAACCGAGCTACTACGCGACGTGTCCTCTCGCGCATCATCATTCGAGCGACAATGAGACCTCGACTCTCCTACATGCTGTAGAGGGAGGAGGCTATGTTCTCCGATGTCTTCATGCGACATGCACATCAATCGCTCAAGAGCGCGGAGGCTGGAGAGCTTACCTACAGAGCCAATACTCAACAGAGTGGCGCGAGATCGTAGGGCGCGAAGAACTCGATTATTTCTATGATCCCTATGATCATCAACTCTTCGTGGAGCAGGTTGTCGAGATCCTTGAGGCTCAATATCCCGATAAGATCTTTCGTCGGCACGATGAGATCGCAACGATCGAACGCTCTCCTCATGGGGGAGCTCGGTGGCGAGCTTGGAGCGTCGCGGATCTCTGCGGTCTCGTTAATCGTGTAGCTCGTTGGTCCCAAGCAGGAAGAGAAGGGGAAACAAAGCGCACCTCGATCCCTGAGCGTATGATCAAGATTCACATGCTCGCAATCGCTGAAGAGCTCCCACGTTGCGAGACCGCCACCACACTCCCTCCCCTCGATCCCCAAACGCATCAGCCTACGAGATTCAGTGAGGGTTATTGCCCGATCACGGAAGCGTATTATCTCCCGTCTCCGAACCTCGACCTCGAGAAGCTCAGAGACGCATCGACGCGACGACTCACGTTGAACGATGCAATCAACGCTTACACGGATCTCATTGATCTTTATTATGATTTCCCTTGGAGGCACAAAAAACACCGCGTTCTCGCCGCTGCCGTTGCGATGACCGTCGCTCTCCGCCGAAGCGTTGACGTCGCTCCTCTGGTGTTCGTGAGTGCGAATAACAAGGGAGCAGGAAAAACGAAGATGCTCAGTGCCGCGAGCGCCTCCGTTCATGGTCATACGCCTCCCCTCAGCTCACTCCCGCATCGTGAAGAGGAACTCAAAAAGCACCTCGACTCTCTCGTTCATAGCGACGCAGACTTCTGCGTCTTCGATAACGTGAGCTCACGAATCGGCGGGGCTGTGTTGGATGCGTTCATCACTTCACCTCTGCATAGTTATCGACCGCTCGGGAACACAGATATCCGCGTTTCTCCGAACCGCGTTTTTCTAGGTGGCACAGGAAACAACGCGACACTCGGCGGAGACACAGACCGCCGAACACTGATGATCCGACTCGTCACTGAGCTTGAAGACCCCAGCACGCGCACAGGTTTTCGGTTCCCCGATTTGATCGGTGAGGCGAAGTCACGAGTAACCCGCACATGGTGCTCGATCATCACTCTCCTGCGTGCATGGCGCGAAGTCGCACAGCACGCCGATCAAGAAGCCGTTCGCCACAAAGCGAGACCCTTCGGATCCTTTGAGGAGTGGAGCTCACTGATTCGAGATCCGCTGATGTGGATCACCTCGATCACTGAAGGAGAGATGATCGACGTAGTCGCGCTATCTCGGGAAGAGGTGGACACAGCTCAAGAAGATAATCGTACGGAGCTCTTCGGGATCTTGTGGAACTGGCAGGAGACGCGCACGAGTAAAGATCGCTCATGGACTTCTAAGGATCTGTTTCGCGATGTTAAACGCGCGATGGAGGATGATGACGAAGACTCAGACCTTGCGAGCATCGGAGAGTCGTTACCTCGATTTACGTTGCAACGCCTATCTAAGCTCATCAGCTCACGGAGAGATCAAGTGAGTGAGGGATTGAAGCTAGGACATAAGAAAGTGAAGGGTACACAGAGATGGATCATAACTCCAGTCGACGGAGCACCCAAGACCCCGAGCCCGAAGCCTCCTGAGACTCCGAACGTAGATCCCTTCAAAGCTTCGAGCCCCGAGCCTCCACCCCAAGCACCTCGAGAGCGAGCTGAGGAGCTCCCCGTGATCTCATGGAGCGCTTGCGACATAGGATCCGCGTATGACGTACCTGATCGACTGATCACCGCGCGACCTCAGTATGAGGGACTACGTAAGCGTTGCGAGTTTCTTAAAGGATATACGTGCTCACGTACGCGAATAGATTGTGAGTACATGGGAGTAGATGGACTCGCGGATGCAGGGATCTCTCAAGCGGTCGCGGATGCACTCGTCGAGGGGATGGAGAGCGCGATTCAGGAGATTGATGCTCCTCCGCTCATCGCACTAGAGAGCCTCGATCACCCGAAAGCGCTTGAGATCATCGCGGCAGAGTTCGCGGTACGCACGACGCAAGGGCTCATCAGTGATCGCCTCAATAAAGAGAATGTGCCTCCTCCTAATGGGAGACGCTGGACCTCTCAGAAGGTGGGCCTCGTCGCGCGACGCAACCAAATTACACGCCCCACGAAAACACAAGCCACGAAAGCCGAGACTATTCTGAGAGAACATGGACACTGGGAAGGCTACTGGCCCGACTCACATCCCCTCGTCACTCCGTCATGTGAGGGAGAGGGACGCACGATCACTCAACACGGACACAGAAAAGCCGACTCCTCGGCGATTCTCTCCGCGTTGTTTGGCTCAGAGATCAACTGTGGTCAAGCGTTTATGAGACGCTTAGATCTGACTGAAGCGGACGACGAATGAAGCACGTCTCCGCGTCACAAATCACCACGTTCAGGGACTGCTCCCGCAAGTGGTACTTCGATAAGATCGTCAAGCTCCCGCGCACGAGTACCGCCGCAACTGAGCTAGGCTCTCAGGTGCACGAGGAGCTCGAGAACTGGTTGAGGGAAGGTCGTGCTTTCTCGGATTCGCTCGCGGGACACATAGCACAAAGTGGCGTGCATCTCCTTCCCCGAGATCAGCCTGTACACATCGAGCTCTCACTCGAGGACCACCTACCTATCAAGGACTCTCCCGTGAAGGTGGTCGGTTTCATCGATGCCTTGTACCCCGCGATGAGCATGATTCTTGATCACAAGACGAGCTCAAATCGACGATACACGAAGACCGAGAGAGAGCTCGCAAACAACGTTCAGTTGATGCTATATGCGAAAGCGTGGCTCGATCACTCTCATCAAGAGCATGTCACGGTGACACATGTTTACTATGGCACGAAGGGCGCTCGATGGTCGCACCGCGTAGAGGCGACTGTGACGCGGGATCACGTTGAGAAACAATGGATCGGGATCCGCCGAACCATTGAGGAGATGATGCACGCATCACAGGCTCCGAACGCGGGCATCGTCAACCCGAATTATCAATCATGTGAGAAGTACGGCGGTTGTCCTTACGCTGGCGAATGCTTTCACGCTGACCGACACACCCCCCACGAACCTACAGAGGAAGTTAATAATATGACCCCAGAAGAACGAATGAAGGCTCTCGGCCTCGATGCCCCTGCACCTGCACCTAAACCTACTCAGCCTTTCAGCGCTCCCGAGCCTCAACCGTCTCAACCGTCTCAACGACAAGGTACACGGATCTTGTATGTCGGGTGTCTCCCCCTCAAGGGAGCGCGGCAACCGCCCGTCGTCGCGACCGAGCATTTCAGTGCTTTGATCAAGCGCCTATGTATGGAGCTCAAAGTGCCTCACTTGGGCCTCGCGCCCTACGGCAAAGGCTGGGCCATGCTCGCGGGAGCAGTCAGCGCTGAAGGTTGGGACGGTGGAGCATTGTATCTTGACCCGATATCGAAAGAGTATGAACACCTCATTACTCCGCTCACTGAACTCGCGGACGTGGTGATTCGGCGTGTATGATCGAGCTAGAGCGGCTTAGAGAACTCCCTCTCGAGAGTGAAGTCGATGGAGCGCAGTATGTTGATCAGCTGACGCGCATGTTCTCCAAGCACCCCGAAGCACCTCGGATGACCTTGAGACCGCTTCAGGCGGCGATGCTCGTTCAAGCTGTGCGAGCAGATGGACTCGTAGCGCTCGCGGGATGCGGGAGCGGGAAGACACTCACCTCTCTCCTTCTCCCGCTGATTCTTGGAGCTGAGAGACCTCTGCTCATTCTCCCCGCGAGTATGCGAGCGCAGAACCTGAGTGATCAACGAGAATACGCGGAAGCCTGGAGTCTGAGACCCGTTGAGATCATGAGCTATGAGTCGATCAGCTCGCCAAAGCAACAAGCTGTTCTCGATGAGATGCAGCCTGACCTCATCATATGCGATGAGGCTCATTATCTCCGCAACCTCAAGAGCGCCCGAGTCCGTCGCATCGAAGCTTATTTGTTGAAAAGCAAAGCGCGTTTCTGCGCACTCTCGGGAACGCTCGTCTCTCGGAGTCTGCGGGAATATGCGCATACCCTTAATTGGGCGCTGAAAATGTGGTCTCCGTTGCCTCGCTCGAATGCTTTGATCGAAGTATGGGCGCGAGTGATCGAGGAGGGTGATGCGCCACAGGATCAAAGAGCATGGGTCGATGAGCGCCTCCCCCCTGGGCCATCGCTCGAAGATCGATTTCATCATCGTTTGAGAGGATCTCGGGGAGTTGTGATCTCGAGTGATGAGAGAGTCTCGGCGTCTCTCGTTTTTGAGCGTCGGAAGTTCAAACTCTCCGACAACCTGAAGACGAGTATCTCTCGGTTATTGGCGACTCAAGACGTCGTATCCGCAACACATGAGATCGTTGACGAGCAAACCGTTGATATGATGTTGCGCTCATCTGCGTTGTGGTCGCCACAAGATGCCATTTATTCGAGAGTATGGGCTCAGATGCTCATGGGTTGCGTGTATGTTTGGGAGTGGGGAAATCGAGCCCCTGATCACGAGTGGGTCGAGGCTCGACGGGGCTGGGGAGCTGCTGTTCGTCATGTCCTCGACTCGGGGCGATACGACTCTGAGGCGCTGCTCAAACGAGATCTCCGAGCGGGACGCTACACATCCCCGCGCATCGTCGAAGCACTCTCTCGATGGGATGCCGTCGCAGACCGTGAGCCCCCCAATACTGAAGTTGTGTGGGTCGATGAATCTTGGGTCCGTGATGTGGTCGCTTGGGCTCATGCTCAAAAGCAACCGCCCATCATATGGGTTCAGCTCCGAGCGGTAGCGGAGAAGCTGAAAGAGCTTTCGGGGTTCGCCTCCTATGGTAGCGGGGCCGAAGACGCTCAAAAACTCAACGATGCTCGGGAGACTGCTCATCCTTGTATCATGAGCATCGCGGCTCACGGTACAGGGAAGAACCTTCAGGCCTGGGAAAATCAGATCGTCGCGCATCCCCTCAGCCATCCCGCACGATGGGAGCAAATGGTCGCGAGGACACACCGAAACGGACAAACAGCGGACTCTGTACGCGTCCATTATTACTCACATCAACTCTTTGGTCGGGCGCTACGTAAAGCCCGAAACGACGCACAATATATTTATGAGACGACAGGGCAAGAACAACGCCTCATTTATGCTGATTGGAATTAAATGTAAAAAGCGGTTGACATATTAGACCGCGTCTACTATCCCTGAAGAGTCGGCTCATCCTGAGCCACAACAACGAACAACGAACAAAGATCACGGAGAAACGAAATGACCTTTGACATCAATAAATATGCTGCTGAAATTGCGAACGCTGAGTTCGACCGAGTGGACCGCGAGTTCTTGGAGCCTGGCTCTCACATCATCGAGATCCAAGGTACTGTGTGCGTGAACTCGAGCAACACAGGAAACGACCTCATTATCCTTGAGGGTGTCATCGTGTCCTCGAATACAATGGCTAATCGCGAACTCGTAAAGCACATCTGGCAACTCTCAGGCTGTGAGAAGTGGAAAACGCAACGCAACCTGAACCAACTGAAAACAGTGGTCGTCGCAACGCTACCTCCTGAGATTGACACAAGCAAAGTTACGCCCGACATCGTCGCAAAGGCATTCAATGAAGATCAACTCTTCGGAGCTTGGCTGAAGGTGATCGTGAAAAAGAAGACCAGTAAACAAGGCAAAGAATATCTCGATTACTCGTTCGTGCGATGCGAGCAACCCGAGGTAACTCCCGAAGAGGCTCAAGAAGAGTTACCGAACAACGGGTGGCCTACGGGCGACGCGCAGGGTTCCGACGACGACGAATCTCAAGGGAATATCCCGTTCTGAGAATCGCTGAGAAAAGCCGTTGACAGCGTTTTGAAAACACTGTATTCAACACACACAGCACGAGCCTCTCGGTCTCTGTGTGTGTGTGTTGGTAATGAGCCCTCGGTGTCGAAGATGCCGAGGGTTTCATTTTTCTAAGACCAGTAAAGGACACATATCATGCAGATCGCCATTGATACCGAAACCTACTTGATTAAGGGTGCGAACGTCCCGCCGTTCGTGTGTTTGAGTTATGCGGAATGTGAGGGGAACATCTGGGAGAGCGGAGTGATGCGAGGTAACGATGCGTACGAATACCTCCGCTCCGCATTCGCGAGAGACGAAATCATCATGCACAATGCTCGCTTTGATCTCCTCGTGATCGCGAGAGCGTGGCCTTCGTTGCTCCCCCTCATCTTCACAGCGCTCGAGGACAACCGCGTCCATGACACAGGGATCCGCGAAAAACTCCATAAGATCGCTTCGGGGGGAAGCGGGGAGGGGATGATTTTCCGAGAGGATGAGAGCGGTAATGCGGTCAAGGTTGCCGCTAAACTGAGCCTCGCGGGGCTCGTTTACAAGTACTATGGAGTAGACATCAGCGCCGCGAAAAAAGGCGACGTGCGTCGATCTTACGATGACCTCGATGACCAACCTCTCGAGACATGGGGAGCAGAGGCGATTGAGTACGCGACGCAAGATGCTATCCTCACGGGCCTCGTTTACTTCGCTCAGTGCGTAGGCATTGAGTCTGACGAGCTCCGAGACGAGACTGCTCAGGTGCGAGCCGACTTCGCGCTCGGGCTTCTCAGTACTGAGGGGATCCGCGTTGACGAGGGAGCCGTTGCGGGAGTTCGGGAAGCGCTGGAAGCTGAGATCGATAAGCTGCGTGCTCCTCTGAGGAGAGCAGGAATCCTAAACCCTCGAGGAAAAGCGAATACAGCCTTCATCAAAGATCGCGTTGACGAGCTCTTATGTTCGCGCGGGATAGAAGTACCGAAGACCGCGAGCGGAGCAGTGAGCACAGGCAAAGACGCGCTCAAGCTCACCGAGGATCCTGACTTGCTCACTTACCTACGATACAAAGAAGCGCAGAAGCTTCTCAGCACATACGTCGGCGCTCTGGAATCCGCGCCGAGTTACGGGGGGATCATTCGCCCTGAATACAAAGTGCTCATGAAGACGGGACGCACCTCATGCAAGGGGCCGAATCTCCAGAACCTCCCCCGATCGGGAGGGGTGCGTGATTGCTACGTGCCGAGAGACGGGAGCGTCTTCATACTCTGCGATTATGACGCGGCGGAGATGCGGACTCTCGCCCAATGCTACCTTGATATTGTCGGAAAGCACTCCCCTCTCGGAGAGATGTATGCACGAGATCCGAAGTTTGATCCTCACTCGTATCTCGGCGCTCAGCTCCTCGACATCACTTATGAGGAGATGCTTGAGCGTGTTGCACGCGGAGACAAACAGGCGAAGTCGATGAGACAAAGAGCGAAGCCCGCTAACTTCGGATACGCAGGAGGAATGGGTGCAGGAGCGTTCATCGATTATGCGCGTTCCTATGGCGTGGATCTGACAACGGAAGAAGCCGAGGAGCTCAGAGAGACATGGATCTCGACGTATGAAATGAAGCCTTGGTTCCGCGCCGCCGATCGAGCTGTGGAGCGAGGGAGCGTCGAGTGTCCTCGCTCTGGGCGCTTTCGTGGCCGTCCCGCGTACACTGAAGCCTGCAACATGCCCTTCCAAGGCATGGCGGCAGACGGAGCAAAGCAAGCATTGTTCGAGGTCGCTCGCGAGTGTTGGAGCGATCCTGACTCTCCGCTCTTCGGCGCTCGACCCGTCGCGTTCATCCATGATGAGATCATCGTAGACGTGCGCGAGGATCAAGCCCATGATGCGGCGATGCGAGTCAAAGAGATCATGGAGAGCGCGATGAACAAGGCGACTCCCGATGTTCCCTCAAGCGCTTCTCCTGCTCTCGCAACTCGATGGCTCAAGGGCGCTGATCCGAAGTATGATGATGTGGGGCGTCTGATCCCCTGGGCCTAGAGCCTAGAGTCGAGAGCTCAAGGACTCGATGCGCTCCTCTAATCTACCGAGCAACGTCGCGATGTTATTGAGCTTTTCCTCTGTTCGCGACCACGCTCTCTCGGAGTTCGCGACGTTCTGCTCGAGTTGAGCGAGCTTCGTGCGCATCTCTGCGAGTTCAGCCGCTTGCTGGGCTCGCGATCCCGAGATCTGCCAAAGTGTATAACCGAGCCCGACGACCGTTGCGAGCTGAGTCAATGTGAGTTCATTCATTTCTGACTCGCGATCATCGCAAAAGTGAAGACGACGGAAGCGGAGAGCGAGGTGATGCCGATCCACATCCACAGAGACTCCCGATTCTCCGCCACCTGGGCGCGATCGGTCATCTCATCGAGAGCGAGCTGAGTCTCTGAGAGTCGAGCGACATACTGCGCGTTCGCCTCCTTCAGTGTCTCGGTGCTCTGATCTCGAAGAGCTCTATCTCTATCAATCCCATCAGCACACGCACCGAGCGCCTCTGTCACGCCGAGATCACAGGTGTCTCTCAGCGAGCGGATCGCTGACCGAATCCTTAACCAGTCGGCCCGATTCACGAATGCCCCATCACTCGGCGCGGGAGCTCCCAACGTCAAACGGGTTGCGACGATCGGACGGACCGAGGGATCAAAGTCGAGTGTTAGAATAGAGGGAGGGGTCGATGCCTGAAGGATCACCATGAGCGAACTGACGAGAAGGTTCATTGACACCCCCACGCATTCGCGTCTTCGAGCGCTCGCGAAACCTCACGCGCACAGACGGCCTCGCAGTCTATCGCGCAGTTCGCTGCACACTGAGCCTTCGTCATCGTGAGGTCGATATTAAGCGCGTCTCGAGCTTCTGTGAGCTGTGCCACTTCGTCGAGGAGCGGTCTGCGTGCGTCGAGGCATTGGCGCTCAGCCTCCTCGACTCCCACGCTCACACCCCATAAGTACACGGTCACTGAGAACGAGAAGAAAAGAAACCCGATCCCCCACACGTACTCGGAAGAGATGTTACTGAGATTCTTCATCCCAACCTCCACAACAAAGCCCGCACTCGGCCTGACAAGTAGTTATGAGTGCTGTTAGAGTCGTTGATGTCGCTAGTGACTGAAGAGCCCTCAATGTTTAGCGTAACTGTCACGGGGGCCGATGTGCAGTCGATCAGTGCAGTCGCGAGCTCATCCCCCCCGAAGGCGTGCAAGGTTTTTTGCACAGTTAAAAACCCAGAGCGCCCATATTGGGTATTGGTGGTGCTGTCCCGCCAAGCATATCTGATCCACCCTTGATCAGAATAGACTTGAGGTGAACCCTTTATCCACCACCAATACCCTGTGGGGAGAGTGATGGCGTTGCTTGTAATTGAGACGCTTGAGGCCGCGGATCCTAGGAGGTCTCCCGCTGAGTCAAAGGGAATCGGTGAGTTAGTGGCCACTGTCCCATCGCTACCGCTCCACGAGGCAATAACCACCGATGCTTTCATACGTCGCGTAATTTGGTAGTGGCTCATGGGCTGACTCCGAAAATTACAATGCGGCTATTGTCTCCGCCGCTCGCGGGGCCGAAGGCACCTTCTCTGATTCCGTTCGAGTAGTAGACCCCCCGAACGCCCCCATAAGCAAACGCCGCCACCGATTCATCCACGCTCACCCCCCTAGTTTGAAACTCCGCATAAAAGGAGTGTCCCGACAGCTTGACATCTGTGTTGGCTGCGCTGGCGTAATATCGAGCCAGCCTCCCATTCACGACCGTGATCTGGGCCAGCGTGCCGGCTGGAGCTGAGACGGCGTTGTATCCCGCCGAAGATAGGCTGACTCTTCCCGTGTTGTATTCCATACCGCCACCAAGTGATGTGTTGGGCCCGTTGCTCCATGACCCATGTGAAATGTTGAACGGACTATTGAATAAGCTCATCTTGGAACCCTCCAGACATAGGCTATGGCGTCTGACGTCCAGCTGAGGCTACCGTTTGCGCTCGCGGTTTGTCTCAAGGTCAGCACGCCCGAAGAATGCAACGTAAACGCGCATTCGGCAGCGTCGCAACTTTCATTCGCGTAATAATCGCTACCACCAACTTTACCAATTTGATTGCCATCCAAAAACCAATGCATCTGATTTGTCCGCGCCGTAGTCCAGTGCCCTGGAGACGGGCGAGTGAAGTCACCCAGAGCCTGAGCGTAATAGTGCCCGGCTGGCAGGTTGAGGTCGGTGCCGTTGCTGACGCTCAAGAGGTTGGAAACCGTCTGCTGTAGTATCGTCAAAGTGTACGTGTACGCGGTTTGAGTCGGCGTGCCCGAGAATCGGAGCTCGCAAACGTACGGTGCTACGGGGTGTCGATATGTCATACCAAAAACCACCGATTGTTTGAGCCATCACTCACAACTGTTACCGCATCGTACTGACTCGGCAGCTCATAAGTCGTCTGTGTTGAAAAGTCGATGTACTCCGTACCATTGGGGTTCAGGGTCAGCTTGTATGTTCCCAGGTTTTTGATCGTGTATCGATAGCCGCTTGCCACTGAAGCGCTGGTCGGAAGTGCTATCTCAATGTCGGCGCTCGGCGTGATCAAAAAAATCTCTTCGATCCCGGTGCTGGTCGCGATGGTGTAGTTCGTCGCAGAACTGACTGAGCGAACGTTTGGCGCGGCTGCTGATACTGCCGATAGCGCTGTATCAATCCCTGACAAGTGGCCGTCGATATTAGCGTTTGTCGGTGTGTAGTTTGTGGCTGTGTGATCCGCAGAGAGATCGTCCCCACTGAGTACGACAACTCCCGTTGCACCGTTCACGGAATCGACGGGAGCGCTCGTGAGGTAACCCGCGTCATTGTTCAGCGTACTCACATTGATCGATGCCAGGTTAGCTGGCACGAGCGCTCTATCTGTCGCTGTTGCGGCTGTTGCTTCTGCGTTGGTCGCGATCTCGATGATTCCCGCTGTCGTCTCGCTCGCCGCGCTAACCGCGACCGAAGCTAGTGCGGTATCAATTCCGCTTAAATGTCCATCGATATTAGCGTTTGTCGGTGTGTAGTTTGTGGCTGTGTGATCCGCAGAGAGATCGTCCCCACTGAGTACGACAACTCCCGTGAGGCCGTTCACGGAATCGACGGGAGCGCTCGTGAGGTAACCCGCGTCATTGTTCAACGTGCTCACATCAATCGATGCCAAGTTAGCTGGCACGAGCGCTCTATCTGTCGCTGTTGCGGCTGTTGCTTCTGCGTTGGTCGCGATCTCGATGATTCCCGCTGTCGTCTCGCTCGCCGCGCTAACCGCGACCGAAGCTAGTGCGGTATCA